GAGCGGCCCGAGAGTGGACGGGATGCGAACCGTGGGACGAAAGGCAGGAAGCGATGACGGAACCGAAAGCCGTAACCGTGCGTGAGCCGAGCGAGGCCGCCTTACGCCCCGAGGCCACATTCACCGATCTCATGTTGCTCGCCAATGAACTAGTACGCACCGGCTTTCTGCCGCGTGAGGTGAATACGGCGGCGAAAGCGGTGGCGATCATCCTGACAGGGCGGGAATTGGGCATTGGGCCGATGCAGTCCCTACGCTCCGTCTCGATCATTAACGGGAAGCCCGTCCTAGCCGCCGATCTCCAGCTCGGCTTGTTTCACCGAAGTGGTGGGAAGTCGCGCTTTGTGGAACTCACGCCCGAGCGGGCGAAGCTGGAACTCAGTGCCCCATGGTTGAGTGCCCCGCACGTCGAGACGTTCAGCATGGAGGACGCGAAGCGGGCGAACCTCACCCGGAACCAAGTCTGGACGCAGTACCCCAAGGCGATGCTCCGCTCCCGCGTCATCACGGCGGCCCTGAAGTCGGCGGGCTTCGAGCCCTGTGCCGGGATGTACGATCCGGAAGAGATGGGCGGGACGCCGGTCATCAAGGGCCAGATCATAGAGACAGAAGCGGCCCCCACTTCCCCGGAGACGGCGGAGCCCCCGCCGAGCGTGGACGACACGCTGCCGATTCGGATGCGGCTCACCATGGCCCTCAAGGCCCCCTATTTCCGCAAGGACCGTTGGCAGGGGCAGCTCCGCACCGACCTAAAACTCGATGAGGAGACGACGGTGAACGAGTGGTTGAAGAGTCCCCGCCGCTCCATGCAGGAACTCATGCAGGCGGAAGAGATCGTGTCATGGATCGCCAACGAAGCGGCAGGGGAAAAGGAAGCGGGTGTGACGAAGGCACCGCTTGGTGCGGCATGATCGGCGGCGTGCTGGGGATGCACTCCATCATCGAACTTCATCGGTGGGAGCCCCGGACAGGGCAACAACCCCAGCACGCCCGCCGGTTCGCTCCGGGGTACGGGGCCGACCGCGCCAACCGGAGGACGGGGTGAGCGAGGGATACACCGCGTTTTTGGCCCGCAAGTCGCAACTTGACGGAGGAAGCGGCTTCACGCCGCTCTGGCTGCCGGGATTCCTGTTTGACTTTCAGGCGGCGTTGGTGGATTGGGCCTTGTGCCAAGGCCGGGCGGCGATCTTCGCGGACTGCGGGCTGGGCAAGACACCCATGCAATTAGTCTGGGCGCAGAACGTCGTGCGGAAAACGAATCGCAAGGTGCTGGTGCTCACTCCACTGGCGGTATCCTCACAGACCTTGGAAGAGGCCGTGAAGTTTTCCATTGAGGCGGCCCGCTCACTGCAAGGGGTTTGCCGCGCACCGATCACCGTCACGAATTATGAACGCCTCCACCACTTCATGCCGGGCGACTTCGCAGGTGTCGTGTGCGATGAATCAAGTATCCTAAAAAGCTTCGACGGGAAACGCCGGGCGGAGATCACCGCCTTCATGCGGAAGGTCCCTTATCGCTTGCTCTGTACCGCGACGGCCGCGCCGAATGATTACATCGAGTTAGGCACGTCCTCGGAAGCCTTGGGGTATCTCGGGCAAGTAGACATGCTCAGTCGCTTCTTCAAAAACGATCAGGGGAACGCCGTTCGGACGAACCGCAATTGGGAAGGCAGTAAGTGGCGGTTCAAGGGCCATGCCGAGGAACACTTCTGGCGCTGGGTATCATCCTGGGCGCGTGCCTTGCGCCGGCCATCCGATCTCGGCTTCTCGGATACCCGGTTCATCCTTCCTGACCTAGTGGAGCGGGAGCACATCATCCAAGCGCGGCATCTCCGGGACGGAATGCTCTTCGACCTCCCGGCGCAGGGGTTGTGGGAGGAACGCGAGGAATCTCGCCGGACGATCACCGAGCGGTGTGAGGCCGCTGCGTCCCTAGTCAACGGCACGGCGGAACCGGCCGTCGTATGGTGTCATCTGAATGACGAATCGACTCTCTTGGCGCGACTGATTCCCGACGCCATCGAAGTCGTCGGCAGTGATAGCCCGGAGGTGAAAGAAGAAGCCTTCCTGGCCTTCGCGCACGGTACCGCTCGCGTCCTGGTCCTCAAGCCCAAGATCGGCGCCTTCGGGCTCAACTGGCAGCATTGTGCCCACATGACAGTGTTTCCATCGCACAGCTACGAACAGTATTACCAAGCGGTGCGGCGCTGCTGGCGATTTGGGCAAGACCGATCCGTGCGGGTGGATATCATCGCCACCGAAGGAGGCCGCGGAGTGCAGGCGAACCTCGCCCGCAAGGCGGCACAGGCTGATGGGATGTTCACCGCGTTGGTGCGGCACATGAATGACGCCTTGTCACTGGCGCGGCAAAGCACCTTCACCACTGAGCCGGAGATGCCCGGATGGCTATAGCAAACCAATCCATCACCGACCAGTACGCCCTCTATCAAGGCGACTGCATGGAAGTGCTGCCCGCTCTCCCAGAGGGTTCGGTGCATCTCTCCATCTACTCGCCGCCCTTCGCGGGACTCTATCACTACTCGTCCTCAGATCGGGACCTCTCGAATTGTGCGGGTTATGAGGAATTTTTCGAGCACTATGAATTCGTCGTGCGCGAGTTAGCGCGGGTCACGATGCCTGGGCGCATGACGGCGGTCCATTGCATGGACGTACCGACCGGCAACACTGGACTCGATGAGCTGATGGATTTCCCTGGGGATATTATCCGGTTGCACAAGCGCCTGAGGTTCAGCTACGTCGCCCGCTACCATGTCTGGAAAGAACCATTGACGGTGCGGAACCGCACGATGACGAAGGCGTTGGCCCATAAGTCGCTGGTCGATGATTCTAGCCGCTGCACGGTCGCCAGCGCCGATTACCTGCTAGTATTCCGCCGCGCTGGGTCGAACCCGGTTCCCATTGTCCATCCACGGGGGCTCACGGAGTACGCGGGCGAGCGCCTACCGCCCGCTGAGATCCTCCGGTATCGCGGATGGACGGGCAACCAAATCGAGAACCGATATTCCCACTGGATTTGGCGCCAGTACGCCTCCGCGTTTTGGGATGACGTGCGTCTGGATCGGGTGCTCCCCTTCCGGGCCGCACGCGACGAGCAGGATGAGAAGCATGTGCATCCCTTGCAACTCGATGTGATTGATCGGGCACTCGTCCTGTGGTCAAATCCGGGTGAGACGATCCTGACACCGTTCATGGGCGTCGGCTCCGAGGTCTATTCGGCGGTGCGTGCTGGCCGGCGCGGGATAGGTGTTGAACTCAAGCCCAGCTATTACCGGCAAGCCGTGAAGAATCTGGCGTCCATCGGGACAGAGGTTGAACAGCAGGAATTCATTACCGAAGAAGCGGAACCGTGAGCGAATCCGCGCAACGCGAACTCGTGTTCGCCCTCCATGAGGCCCAGCATCAGCGCCGACTCCTTCTCATCCGGGACGCGATGGCCGCACTCTACCGGAGCCGACTGGTCGAGCTGGGCTTCGAGCGCGCCGCCGTTTCGGGAAACGATGTCAGACGGTGGCTCCTGCGAAACCCGGAGTACGACATCGGGGGCTCGGCGAACTGGCGGGCGGCGGTGTTCGCGTCCAGGGAGTGGGCGTGGACCGGCCAGATGGTGGAGAGCACAGCCCCTGGTGGGCACCGGACGAAACTACAGGCGTACCGGCTGCGGGAGGCCATGGGAAGATGGCTTGACACACCTTGACGTACATGTAGATTGGGGTTCGTGAGAACGTGGCGGGTGCGCGTGCCGTTTCCGATGCCGGATGGTGAGGCGGAGTTGACCTGTGATTGCGGCCAGGAAGCGAGGGTACCGACGAAAGGCCATGCACTGGTGGTGGCCTCTATCGGCATGGGTTTGGTGTTTGACCCGCCAAGCTTTCCACCGCCCGCCGACTTCCTCCCAGCGACGATCCAGTGTAGGCGCTGTGGTCGCATCTATGAATTCGGGCCCGATGTACGGTAAACACTTCGCGCAGACCTACACGGGCTCGATGTTCGGGGCCGGGCCGGTCGTGTTCGCCGTCTGGGGCTATGTAATCGCCAATGCCCGCCGGGACGGGACGGTTGAAGTGAACGCCCAGCTCGTGGCGGCGGCCCTGGGGGCCTCGGTGGAGGACGTTGGGAAGGCGCTCTCCTACCTCACATCACCGGACCCAACGAGTCGCAGCAAAGAACACGACGGGAAGAGGTTGTTGCCGCTGGGTGAGTTCCTGTACATCGTCCCCAACTACAAGCGGTTCAACGCGATGCGTAATGACGATGAGCGCCGAGCGTACAACCGGATCAAGCAACAGGAGTCACGCGCCAGGCGTCGCGTCAAGGTAGATGTCAGCCGCCGTCAGCCGCCGTCAGCCCCTATACCGGTACCGGTAGATATACCGGTAGAGATAAAGACTCCCCGCAAGCGGGGGGCGAGTACTGTTCCCGCCACGTCGTGGAGTGCGAAGGCCATTGACACCTGGAAAGCCTGTGCTGGTAGCCCTCCGGTAGGTCCCCTCGTCTCGGCCTTGAAGCCCGTCTACGACGAGCTTAAAGACACCGATCGACTCTGCTACGGGTTGGCCAAATGGCTCCGGGCCGGCAATGCCAAGTTTGGCCCGGCGGTGTTCGCACGGGACTGGCGGCAGTGGGTCCCCAGCGGCCAAGACGGGCTGCCCAAAGGGAACGATCTCGTCATGGCCGAGTGGCTGGCGAAGGGGGCCGATGCTCACGGACCGTGAAGGGTTCGCCGTGGCGCTCCATCGGCTCGCCGCCTTCCACAGCAAGGCGTTGGATGCGGCCACCGTGGACGACTACTGGCGGCTACTGCAACCTGAGCTAGACGACCAGCAATTCCGCCAGGCGTGTGCAGCGCTGGCAGCCGGCGATTGGTGGCCCACTCCGGCGCGAGTTCTCCGAGCGGCTCGGTTCGCTGCTCCGTTCGCGTGGCGTTCGGCCATCGGCCGGCTGTACAGCGCCGTTCGGGCGTGCGATGAGTTCGGCCCCACCGGTGGGACCACGTATCGCGCCGAGAGAGTACGCCAACAATGCGGGGATCTCGGCGCCCGCTTGTTCTCGGCCGTCGGCGGGCCCGCGGCGTTCATGCGGGCCTTCTGTGAGCCTGAGGCGGAGACCTTCCTGCGGAAAGCGTTCATGGAGGCGGCGCGGGAGCTCACGGCCGAAGAGCCCGAGGCCATCACCGCGCTGGTCGATGGGACTATGCCTGCAGCACTGCCCCGATCTCACGACGCGGTGCCGCTCCCGATAGTACGGGCGCTTTCTGATTCGCTGAGGCTGGACCGATGACCGACGCGCACCGGCAGGCAGCCCCGTGAATGGCGAGCGGTATGCGCGTTGACCTCATCACGGCAGGGTTTCCATGCCAAGACGTGAGTGTCGCCGGCCAGCGGAAAGGACTTGCGGGTGAGCGAAGTGGACTCTTCTGGGAAATCATACGGGTTGCCCGAGGGCTACGACCGGGTTGGCTTCTCCTGGAGAATGTTCCCGGATTGTTCTCTTCCCATCGGGGCCGGGACTTCGGCATCGTCCTTACCGCGCTGGATGAGCTCGGGTACGGTGTGGCGTGGACGGTGCTGGATGCACAGTACGCCGGCCTGGCGCAGCGACGGGAGCGCGTGTTCCTTGTCGGCCATCTTGGAGCCCCATGTCCACCCGAAATACTTTTTGAGCCCGAAGGCGTGTCGGGGAATCCTCCGCCGCGCCGAGAAGCGCGGGCGGGAATTACCCAGAGCCTTACGCGAAGCCTTGGAGCAGGTGGCGCAGACGACAACGACGCCCAAGGCAGGCTCATAGTGGCGCGACCCATTACATCTTCCAGCTACAAGAGGCATGACGAGGATACGGATACTATTGTCACTCACGCCTTGCGATCCGAGGGGGCAGACGCCAGTGAGGACGGTACGGGACGGGGAACGCCGCTCGCTGTGGTGCCAATCCTTGAAGTGAGCGGCGGAAGCACGTCGCGTGGAGACGGGCCAAACGGCGCGGGGATAGGAGAGGAAGGCGATCCCATGTTCACGCTGCAATCGGCGCACCAGCACGCCGTCATGTTCTCAGACCCACGTCGCCATGATGTGCGGGGTCTTCACCGAGGTGACATACGGGGAAAGCCCTCACTGAACGCGACCAACAACGACCTCCTGCTTGCCCCGACGTTGCGGGTCGGGGGACGCGAGCAGGGCGCGGGGTCGAGCAGCGACAACACGCCTATTGTGTTCGCTACGCAGCAGACGCCGAAGGGATTCAGCAGCAAAGTCGCCCCTACGCTCCAAGTTCCGAGTGCCAGCGGGGGCGGACAACCTACTGCGGTACTTGATGTGCGCCCCCGGCGGTTGACGCCCCGCGAGTGTGAACGCCTCCAAGGCTTCCCCGACGACTGGACGCTAATTGCGGGTGCTAGCGATTCGTCTCGTTATCGCGCCCTCGGAAACGCCGTGGCCCCGCCCGTCGCGGAGTGGATTCTCCGACGCATCCCTGCCGAGACAGTCGGGGAATTGTTTTGTGGCATTGGCGGCTTCGGGTTGGCAGCGCGGCGCACTGGAAAGTCTGTCGTGTGGGCCAGTGAGATTGAGCCCTTCTGTCGCCGAGTCTATGCTGCCCGCTTTCCTGATGTGACGCTCTTGGGTGATGTGCGGGAGGTGGGCGCATAATTCCTCGTCGGAAGCCCTTGGCGAAATCGCGGAAGCGGCTCGCCCGCCGGACGCGGCCCCGGAGCAAGGGCAAGTCTCGATTCAAGGTGAGCGGCGTGCGCGATGAAGCGAAGCGGAACTGGATTCGCAGCAAAGCATGCTGCGTGTCCGGGGCGCGACCGGGCGAGAGCGTGCTGTGGCCGTGGACGAGGTGGGGTAGGCAGCGGCCGGCGGTGATCGTGGCGGCGCACGCCAAGGCGCGAGGCGCTGGCGGGACGGACGCAGAACTCGTGCCATTGGAAAGGGCGCTCCATGAGGAGCAGCACCGGATTGGGGCGCGCTCGTTCGAGCGGAAATACGCCTACCATCTGCGGGGCGAGACGCTGCGGGAGGTTGCCGCTGCTTACGACGCAGCGTGGCGGGCCGCCCAGGCGGGGGCTGGCCCGTGACCGGGGCCCGCCGACCTATGGCCAGAGCTTACCGGCAGGCCCGGATTATGAACGCCACGGAGCGCGACTACGGCCTCCTGCTCGAAGCGCGGAAGCGTGCTGGGGAGATCGCCGAGTACCACTTCGAGGCGCTGACCTTGCTCTTGGCCGCGGATACGCGGTACACACCGGATTTCTTTGTGGTGCTCGCCGGGGGTGAGTGTGAGCTGCACGAAGTGAAGGGCTTCTATCGAGACGATGCGAAGGTCAAGGCGCAGGTCTGCGCCCGGCTCTACCCCTTCCGAGTCAAGGTGGTGCGGCGCGACGGGAAGGGCTGGACGATCGAGGAGGTCCGGCCATGAAGTACCGCGCCACCGAACGCGGCTGGGTGATGCGGTTGCTGGCGCGCCTGACGGCCGAACAGCGGCAGCGGTACGAGGAGGCGTGTCGCACGGCACCGCGCCACCCACATTCGGGGAAGCTGTACGACCGTGCGAAGGCGGAGATCGCCGAGCGGATCTTGTACGAGGACCGAATAGCTGCGACGGTCCCTGCGGAGATGCGATCTAACACTGGCACATTGGCGAAGGGCGCCGGCATCGAGCCCGCCCGGCTGGCGGCGGCCTTCAAGGAGCTGGAGCGATGACGGACAACGAACTGGCGATTGCCGAGCGGCTGAATGAAATCGAGCGATGGTGGAATGGGGCATCGTTGAACGCTGATGAAGCGCATCGCTCCACGACGGCGATTCAACCTACGGAGATCGTCAATCTCTGCCGTGAATTGCTGGCCGCGCTGGCCCAGGAGCGGGAGCTGAAGGCCAAGCTCGACAAGCTGGTCTGCGATACGCTCGCGACTCGCGTGAAGTGTGAGAAGGAGCTTGAGAACGCGCGGGAGCGGAACGCGAGCTTGTTGAAGCTGCTCGTCGAGTCGGTCATCCCCTACGAGGCGCTCCTGGCTGATGCGGAGAGCCGCAAGTGGATCGCGCCATCCATCTGGGGCGCGATGGAGGAGTGCCGCGACAAGGTGCGCGCCCTCATCGGCGTTTCCCCGTCGAGCCGGGACGCCCAAGGAGAGAGAACGTGAGCGATAAAGAGAACTGCGGCTTCTACTGGTTGGAGCGACATCGCATGACAGGTGCCGAAGCCTATTGTGCGGTCATCCTCGACCGACGCAGACAAGAGGCGGGCGCGGAGCAGTTTACTGCGGCGTCAGCGGCGGACTTGCGTGCACAGATTGAGGCCGCCGGGTGGGAGCCTCGTGGAGATGTGGGCGTCCTCTGTGAACGTTCGGTCCATCTCGTCGGGCCAGCCATGGATCGGCGCACGCTTCCGTGGTCTCCTGAGCGCCGGGCCCGGTTTCAGCAAACAGTAAAAGCCAGAGGGCGGCCCGCCCCATGAGCGCCGCTGACCCCGTGGGGCCGCGCCCGGTGGGCGTATTTCGATTTGTGACGGTAGCTCACAAGAAGGCCATCACGACGCCCCACGAGGACGAGTGCGCTGAACGCCGCCCATTATGGCTCGTCTGGCGGCTCGATAAGGCGATGAACGGGATGCCGTACTTCCCGGTTCTCGACAGCGTTTGCGATAGTGAAGATTCAGCCTACTATCATGTCGGCTCTGCGGTAGAGAGCCACCAGGATTCCGAAATCTTCGTTGAGCGCGTTCCGGCGAATCACCGTTTTGCAAGCTCGCTTCCCGAGTGGCAGGTGAAGATTCACCACCACATCGTCAAGAACTTTCATGAGCGAGGTAAGGATGGGTATCTCTAACGCTCCCGCGCCGCCGCCGGGGGAGG